GCCTAATCTTGTGAAGTCACCACCTAGTACAATGAAGCCTGCCACGGTACGCAAGAAAGTTGTGCAGTATGTTGAGCTATGCCAACTAAAAGGTACTGAATATTGGTGGAATACATGGTGCGAATATGTTGCTGGCAATAAAGCCAATCGCAAGCTAGATACTGGCGACATTGTTTCTTACTATCATGTGGAATGTGTGACCTATGGTTTCACCACAGATTATTATTCATCTTACTAAAATAAATAGTTGACAGTACTGATAAGCATGTTTAGTGTGCTTATTATACTACCAACTACCAACCCAACGTGCAATCAAGCACAACATGCAAAGGAAATACCCCATGACTAAAGTAAACACAAAGCCAGTTGTTGCCACTAGCAATCCTGAGATTTATGAAAACCACACTTATCATATGTCCAAGGCCGTATCATACACTTACAATTATGCAGTGATAGATGATTACATCCTTGCCAACGCAGCGACCATGACACAAAAGGCTATGGCAAAAGATCTTAATGAGCTGTTTACTCGTGTACAATATCGGTATAACTTATTGAAAGCGTTGGGCATCATTGGCACTAAAAATGTAGAGCGCACCAAAGAATACCGTGTGAAAAAAGAATACTTGCAGTTGAACGATACCGCCATGAGTAAATACAAAGAGCTGATGGCAATCAATCCGCAAGCATTGGCTGGTTAATGTCATACCACTGCATATTCTACTCTGGTGTTGGGAATATCCTGCACCAGTACTCAACTAACAGTTACCGACAGGCTATGGATGATGCAAAGTTAGCCGTTACATCTGGCCTATATGTCAAACTGTTGCAGAATGGCAACACTATTAGACTGCCTGAGTTTAAATAGCAGAAAGGTTATCACAAGTTATATAAGTACTTGACACCTCCCACTAGTGCCTATATAACTTTGATATAATCTAATCTACACACAACATAAGGATAAAGACAATGCTTATACATTCTAAATCAATACTGACAGGCAACGCACGGTCAAAAGATATTACGGGTCTAACATATGAACAGCTTGACGCATGGCATGACGGTCAACTTATTCAGACTGCAATGCCTGATGTGTCACCATCTGATCGTGATTTCATCAAGGGTATTTTCGAGGATGAAATGCCATTGCCTATAGAAGATGATGAAGATGATTTAGAAGCCATGTTTGCATCTATCCCCAATGGGTTGTTTTGAAATGACAGACCATTGGCATAGAAAACATGCAGCCATAAGGGTTGTAAATCCTGTGGCACGTGCTATGCTGATGGAACGCAAGCGACCACAAGTTGTACCTGCCAAGAAAGGTAACAAGGCCAAGCGGAATAGGCAGGATGAGTTCCGCAGGTCATACAAAGAACAAATGGAGTAATATACTATGACAAATAAAACACATGAGGACTATGTAAAAGAACGTGAGGAACGTGTAGCCAAAGACAAGGCTGCATTTGATGGACTGTCAGACGACCAACAGAAGGCAATCAAGGCAACCTATGCGGCACTAGATGAAGCAATGGAGACGCTGCGTGACTGTCAAAATCTGTGGCTTTCAGATGTAAGGAAATTAGATCATGCTTTCTGGAATCTGCGTAACAATTTCTTGCTAGGTGTTGGGGAGTCATACGACTAATGTCATACCTCAAGGCATATGAAATTACCCTTGAGATAGATGGTAACAGTAGTGTCATTACACTTGATGACACTATGCCATCTGTCAGGGATTGGAAGTCTGCTATTGAAACAGCTATGCTGTTAGTCAAGATGCAAAAGCCATCAGCTAATGTGGAGCTACTTGATTGCTCTGAATATGTACCTGATGAGTTTACTGGTATTGACTATGCATATCCTGTACCATTAGTGATACAATAGAGTGGTTGATGCTGTGATGTATACAATACAAAACTTATCTGATGACGTAGTTTACTGGTCTAACTTTCAAGGCTGGGTCTTGCATGATCTCTGCGATTACTACACAGTTGAGGAACGTGATACCCTTGACCTGCCTATCAATGGTGTATGGGTGATGGCATGTTAATGACAGCACTGACATGTCTAGCCTTGAACGTATACCATGAGGCCAGATCAGAGTCATTTGATGGGCAGTATGCCGTGGCTCATGTTGTAATCAATAGGGTGCAAGATCACCGCTGGCCTGACACTATCTGTGATGTAGTTAAACAACGTAGGTCTAAGCGTAGCTGTCAGTTTAGCTGGTGGTGTGATGGTAAATCAGATCAACCCAAAGATGAATATGCATGGGCATACTCTATGATGATTGCTGCTGATGTACTGAGGGGTGAGGTTCCTGACTTCACTGGTGGATCAACTCACTACCATGCGTCCTACGTTAAGCCAGCATGGGCAGACAAGATGCTATACCAAGGTGATTGGGGTAGCCACTACTTCTTTAGAGAGTATGCTAACTTTCCAAAGAGATACGAATACACCTATACTTGGGAAGATTAACCCTTGCTATAAGCATTAGCATAGGTTACACTATCTACACAACACAGGCACAGTTGCCGATAACCCTTGAGAGGAATAGCCAATGGCTTTCGATATGATCCCAGACCACCTAGACTTTGCAGTAGACTTTGAAGATACTAAAGTGAGCGATAAAAAGTATGTTATCAACCAAAACACAGGCAAGTACCTTGGCATTGTTGGTAAGTCTTTTCAGTGTGCATCACATGGTGACTTCTATCGTGGTGTCATAGAGAATGTGACTGAAGAACTAAATGCTTATGAGGTCAGGGGTGCTGACATGCAGTGGCGCACCGCACGTAATGGTGCATGGGCTATGCTTGACATCACCCTGCCTAACATGAAAGGCACTATCACCACAGACAAACATGAGACTAGCATAGGCAATCGTATCATATCTTTGCATGGCATTGATGGGTCATGTTCCAATCAAGTATTCTTTGGGGCTATTGATTTCTTCTGCACCAATGGTATGATTACTGGTGACTATGACAAGGTGCGTAAGAAGAACACAGCCAACTTTACCCTTGATGGCTTCATCAAAGAGTTGACCCGTGCTAGGTCAGACTTCTATGACACAGCAGAAAAGATGCAGGTCTGGGCTAACACATCAACCAAGTATGTAGATGTTAAGTCTCTGCTAGATGATATGATTGGGTCAAAGCGTAAGGCTGAGAAGATGTTCCAGTTGTACAACCATGAGGTAAATGTGCGTGGGCATAACAAGTTCTCTTTGTACTCTGCCTTCACTAACTACGCCAGCTATGCAGACGAACGCAATGGGTTCAACCTAAAGAACACAGGCAACGATACACAAGCCATCAGCATGTGGTCACGTGAGCAAGAGGTGAGCAAGTGGGTCAGTGATCCTAAGTTCATCACACTAGAGGCAGCATAGGGTATGGCTGAACAAACATTTGAGGGCAATGAAGATGAGGGGTGGACTTATGTTGGGCGTAACTCTAAGGGTGAGCCTAGGTTTAGAAAGCCCACCAACCAAACGCTAGAGGTTGTCAAGGAATATTTAGACAACAAAGAACTGGCCTACTTTGTACATGAAAACCAAGCCTTAATATTTATCTACAAAGATAAAGAACCGCAGAGTAGATACTCTTCACGTTACTCATACTACTACACCACAGGTAAGTGGGGTAGTGACAAAAGAAAAAAGCACTACCACTCTAATAGTATTGAACACTTTGTAGAAACCTACTACCGTTCAAGAGAGCAAGATAAAATTTATTGGGATGGAATAAATGACAAACCTACCGAGATTTGTGCAGCCACGTAAACAACCCAAGGGTGTAGTGTCCTATCGCTTCAACCCACCTCAGTGTCTAGTTGATGCTGGGGTGGTGAGCCGCAAGGAATGGGGCAGTGACTTCAAACAAGTTAAACTACTCGCCAATGAGTTGAATGATACCATTGACCAGTACCGTGAGGAACAGGCAAAGATACTGAGGATCACAGATAAATCAACTGTTGCAGATTTGTCACACTTCTACTATGCATCCAATGATTTCAAGGCGTTACGTGATACAACTAAGGTTGATTATGTATACTTCATAGGCAAGTTGGTGGCAACTGTTGGCGATAAGAAGCATGTTGATGTTACCTCTAAGGTTGCAAAGCAAGTCTATGAAGAGTGGGTCACTAAGGGCATCAGCTACGCCAACCATGCAGCAACCTGTGCTAGTCGTGTCTTTAATTACTCAATTGAGATGGAGCAGATACAGTTCAACCCCTTCACCAAGATCAAGCGCAAGTCACTGCCACAACGTAAGGTTGTGTGGTCACACGAATATGTGATGGACTTTATGGAACTAGCCATGAGCAAGTACAAGTACCGTAACGTGGGGTTGATCGTGGCTATGGCATACCAGTGGTGACAACGTCTAGGTGACATGCGTATGTTGACATGGGACAGCATAGACTTTCAGCGACAGCGCATGTACCTAGTGCAGTCTAAGCGTAGGGCTGAGGTGTTCCTGCCCATTGATGATGGGTTGTTCACTATGCTCAATGATCAGTATCAGGACTGCGGTTTCCAGCCATACATTGCACCCCACCCTCGACCTGTTGGTGGCACGTTTAATCCTTATGCTATGGAGAGACTATCTAAAGTTGGTAGGAAGGTCATGCGAGAGGCAGAACTACCCGATACCCTGCGTCTTATGGACTTACGCAGGACAGGGGTAACACAAATGATGGAGGCTGGTGTACCTTTACCACAAATCATGTCAGTGACAGGACACACACATGTTGCATCTGTGAAACCATACATGAAAAATACTTTCGCATCTGCAAATAATGCCTTGACAGCCCGTCATGCTCATGTAGAATTGAGTGTAACGAACAACATTGAAAGTGTTTAGATATGAATATAATAGAAATCATAAATGACTTACAGTTAAGTGTTGGTGATAGTAAACGTATGGCATGTCCAGTGTGTCACACTAAGAATACATTTACTATTACTAATACAATGGGTAAGGTTGTTTGGAATTGTTATAGGGCTAGTTGCACTGTCAGTGGTGGTACAAATGTGGCACTGTCTGTTAGTGATGTTCGCAAGGCACTGGGTTACATGGAGCCAGAGGCAGACAAGCCTATCCCATTTGTAAAGCCAGACTACATAGTCAATGATGGGCCTGAGTGTTGGAAGTACCTCAAGCAGTATGGCCTATCTCCTATTGATGTTATTGTATTGTATGACGTAAAGGATCACCGCATTGTCTTTCCTGTGCTAGACGAGCGAGGTGTGATGGTTGATGGATCAGGTAGATCATTAGGAAAAAGAATACCTAAATGGAAAAGATATGGGAATAGTGACTTGCCATACCATCATGGCTGTGGTAATGTCGCTGTAGTGGTGGAGGACAGCGTGAGTGCAGCAGTCGTAGGTGCGACAGTGAATAACGAACTCAAGCTGGATGCCTCAGATGATGATGTATATGTCGGGGTGGCTGTGTTGGGTACATCATTATCGGAGGGACACAAGAGGTACTTGTCGCAGTTCTCCACCATAATCGTAGCACTTGACCCCGATGCCTTACCTAAGTCACTCAAGTTTGCTAAAGAGCTACGTACTTACTGCCCTGATGTCAGGGTATTGAAGTTGACAGACGATCTAAAATATAATAACCCTGTAGATATAATTAATCTGATAGCCCTAACAGAAGGATACACCCCAGATGGAACTAGCACTAATACGTAGTCTGATGGACAAAGAGTTCTATGACAATCACCGTGGATCACGATGCCCAGAACGATTGTTCAGCCCTGATGTACGTAAGATCAAGAAGGCAATCGACAGTGCCATGCAGCGGTATGAACGTACCGTTACACCTGACGAGATTGAGGCGTTGTTCATGTCCAACAATGCCACCCTCACTACAGCACAGAAGACAGCATACTCTGCACTCTTTGCCACCGTAAAGAGAGAGGCACCTATGGGTGTGGACATTGCACAAGAGGTGTTGTCTAAACTATTCCAACAAGTAATCGGTGAGGACATTGCCAACCTTGGCTTTGATTATGTCAATGGTACTAAGGATACCCTTGAGCCATTGCGTAACATGCTTGAACAGTATGGTGATGACTTCACCCCCAAGCTAAACATTGAATGGGAAGACTCAAGTATTGATCACATCCTGTCACTCAATAGCCTTGAGAGCCAGTGGACATTCAACATCCCTACCCTCACACGTAAGGTAGAGGGCGTCAATGCTGGTCACTTGAT